AATTTTATGGTCCTGTAGAAGTAAAAGTGCAAATACAATTTCAACCATTAGTGTGCTCCTGTTCCGTTTCTAATTAATTTTTCCACATCTTCATTTAGCTTTTTAACTTGTTCTTTTAAAAAATCAATATTAACTGCGTTGTGTCTCATGCCTTTAATTTCATCTTCAATATCATCTACAACACCTGCCATATGCTCCACCAACATGAAAAGCTCGGCCTCTCCAGAAGACTGACCAAGTTCTCCACGCGGATATTTGATTCTAAACTCTGAGTTCTGTGCTAAGTCTTTTTCAAATAATTCTAATTTTGTGCTGTGCTGGTTGAGACGCTCTACTATATTGAAGTAGCCCATGGTGCCGAGTGCCACGATTATTATCAGACTGGCAACCGTCTTCATAGGCATCTGCACGGCAGCGGATTCAGATATTGATAAAGGTTTTTTACTCATTTAATTTGATATCCCGGCTCTAAAAATAAAGCTAGTAAGCATAATAGAATTATAAGTATTGCAGTGAATTTGTAATCCATAACAATCTCCCGTCATGAAACCTACAATATTATTGCTATAACAATTACAACAGCTACAGCGATTACTACTTTTTTATGTTCAGTCCAGTAGTGCATTGCTGCATTTTTAATTTTATCAATCATTTTTCTTTTCCTCAATCTCGTAGAAGAATTTATCTGTGTCTTCTGTCCTCCATTTACGAGTGTCTTCTACATTCCACTCTGAAGTTTGGACCTTCCAATCTGGCACTTCGTCTTTCACTGTGAAAGAAGGTATGTCCCATATAATTCGATTGATAGGTTGTGCTGCATAATTGCCATCATCTAAAGCCATTATGTGTGCGCACTTATGTTCGTGCGGAATTTCTGAATGATCAGTATCTACTATATTACTCTCTGGATGAGCAAAATCAACAGTAAATAAGTATGCACCATAGTGCCATTTCTTATCTTTTCCAATATATTTCCCAGATTGGCCGTCTAAAATGTCCCAAGAAGTAACAGCAGGATAGTAACTAAAACAATTCCAGAGCTCAAGTTCATCCAACCGTCTGTTGGGAACTTCGGATGGTCTGTATCCTCGTTGCATAAACGCGCTAATAGGAAGGCGATAAAACACTGCACCGTTTTCCATAATACAATGAAATAATATAGGACGTCCCGTAATAGCGGTAATACCGAAGATGACACAGTCTTCAACTTCTCCATGATGTTTCTGTAAATCGTATAAATATTCTCTTCTAATCTGCGCATAAGTTACAGGTATGTTTGCGTTTAAATAAGCCATAATTAATCCTCACTTTATTGTACCCCAATTTGGACCAGTTTTACAATCAACTTTATTATTAATTTTTAATTGTATAGCATTCTCCATTGTTTCTTGAACCGTGATCCGTGTTGCCTCGTCCTTGATAGATACACAAAGTTCATCATGTATTTGTATATGAGGTACTATACCTTTTTCATATAAATCTACCATAGCTTTCTTTGTCATATCTGCAGCTGATCCTTGAACTAATTTATTTAAAGCTTTGTAAGTAAAAGCAGGAGCAAAGTATTGAGCAAACCAAGTTTTTCTGCCCTCGTTTGTAAGCTCTTCAACTTTGCCTATGCCACCTTCATTTTTTGATTTTGATCTAGCATTAAATTGTAATTTAAATTTTTCCCAAGCTGCTTGTTTTGACATCAATTTAGGTGCAACCCAATCACCCTGATAAGTAATATTACCAGTCTTTTCATTTTTTATTTCTTTAGCCTCCGGATCCCATTCCTCAAACTTACGTTCTTTATTATTCCATCTTTTATTTACACTTTCATAGGTATCAAATCTACAAAACCTATCCTCAAGAGTAAAAACTAATCTATGTTCTTTTGCAAAACCCATCAAATTATCTGATAATTCTTTTACAAAAGGGACTTTGTCATGGTACGTATCAAATAATTTTTTAGCTTGTGCTTTATCTAAATTTAATTCTGCCTGTAATTTACCTTTACCCATGCCATAGAATAAGCCTAGATTGATTGATTTTGCCTGTTTCCTGGGAATATTAGCCATGTCAGCAACGATTTGGTGAAAGTCGGCCTCATCACTATTAAATTTATCTGCGAGCTCCTGCGTCTCTGATAGGCCGTGTTTTATGGCGTAATGCACTACGATACGTGGTTCCTGTTGCGAATAGTCAAATGACCCCCACTGATGTCCTTCTTCTGGTAAAAATAACTCTCGCATTTTTTTACCGTAATACCCTTTAGCAGGTATCTGTTGTAAATTTGGATTACTCATTGAGAATCTTCCTGTTACTGTTCCGCCTGCATCTGATCGTATTTGATTTATATCTGCATGTATTCTACCGTTATAGATGTATCCTTTTAATCCTTCTATAAAAGTATTAACAGCTTTGTCTGCCTCTCTTGCTTTTGAAAGCATTCTTAAAAATCTATTCGCATGAGTCTTTAAATAATCTTTTGGAAGTTTTGGCATACCAGACTTAGGTGTCTTTTCATAATTAGTTATCTTTTGATTTTTTAGTAAATCTTTTACAGAATTTGCTGCCCACAGCTGAACATTTATTTTAGTGTGTTTCTTAATAATATTTAATAAGTTATCTCTTCTGCATTTAAGTTTTTTTCCAAAAGCCTCTAATTTTTGTGTATCTATTCTAACTCCCTTAAACTTCATGTCTACTAAACAAGGAAATAGTCTTGTTTCTAATTCAAATATATTTCTACAAGTTTTTTGTTCTCCATTTTTTTTAGTATGTAAAACTTTATCTAATTGTTTATCAAATATGTTCCATAGTCTTAAAGTTAAATTAACATCTTGTTTTGCATATTCTTTTACAACATGAGATGGCAGTTTGTGCATGTTAGACATGGGATCTTTTTGCATACCACCAGACCATTGAAATGTTTTTTCTTGTAAGTCATATTTATATTTTTCATCTTTTAATATATCTTTTGATAAGGCATCCAAAGAATACTTAAATCTATTTTCATCAATAACAGATGCGGCTACCATAGTATCAACTATACGACCTTTTAACATCTTACCAGTTTCTGCTCTCATCCAACAAACATCATAGATTGCATTGTGAAAAACTTTTGTAATGTTTGCGTTTTGCAATATTTTTTTATTCATCTGGTCCCAAAAATTTTTCTTTTCTGAATCAGACTTTACGTGGTCTGAATGATGTAGAGGGAAGTAAACTGTATCTTGACCTGTGGCTACAGCTACACCTGTAATAAAACCATCACCTCTTACTGCGCCTAACCCTTTTGTTTTTAAATTAGGATCGTAAGTTTCTATATCTAATGCTACAGTATCTATACCACTTAGATCTAAATCTTCAGGTGTGTTACACATTATAATCCCTCTCTATAATCATTTCTAAAAAATGTATTGCTTTCAAGATGTCTTCTTTCCCATTCTTGTCACGATGACGAATGATATACTTTATAGCACATCCTTCTGGATATAACAACTCATTCTCAACTACAAACTTGCTTGGCTGAATTTTATATTTTTGATAGTGGTTCCCGCCGTGCTGCTTGTCCCATACTTTACTCATATAACCTCCTTTATAATTCTAATATTTCTCTTCTGTGATTCTGTATGCCAGCTAATCCACCAGGCATATATTTAAAATTAGAAGTTCCTATACTCCAACAATCTATCTTACCTCTACTGTAAGCAACATAAGCTAACCTTATTGGCTCATACAAATCTCTTTCTCTTCTGTATACAGAAAGATCAACAATAACATTATCATAAGTCAAACCTTTTACTTTGTGTATCGTATCGTGTTCAACTCTAGGCATTTTTTCTACATTCATTTTGTTATGTAATACTTTTCTTATGAAAGGTATTTTTTCAATTAAATCTTTTTTTATTACTACTTCTGAAAAATCTTTGTATTGTTTAGCTTCAGGTAAAATAAAACCCATATCAATAAATTCTTGAATATTATATTCTTTATCAATTAAAGGTTTTAATTGATCGACAGAACCTTTTCCAATAACCTTTACTGCTTTACCCATCAAAGGCCAATATTCCATAATTTGTTTTTTAGAAACTTTATCGTTTAAAAAATTATCCCATGTTTTAAAACATCTAAAGTCTCTTCTAGAAACGTGTGGTTTGTCATTAGACACTAATTTATAATCTATACCATTAGCGTCTAAAAACTGATTAATTCTTTTGTGAGTTGGATTGCCTCTATATGTAAATAAAAAACTTTCATTAGTGTTTAATATTTTATTAATTAATATTTCACTAGCCTCACAGCTTTGTTCAATACTAGGTATCCAATAAGAATTACCAACAACACCCTCTACAGGAGTCCAAGTTCTTACTGCATTAACACCCCATTTATTCCAAACAGGAGCTATAATATTTTTACAAATTTTATTAATAGTTTCCCCACATCTTAAACCCTCTTTAAGTTCGTTATCTTTTGCTTCTGGTGTGCTAGCTAGCTTGTAAAAAAAATCAGGATCAGAACCAGCATACTCATGAATTGTTTGGTCAGGATCACCTATAAAGATAAATCTTTTTGCATTTGTGGCTGCTTTTTGTAAAGCTTTTATTTGTGGTTTACTACAATCCTGTGCCTCATCTACTATCAAAATATCTATGTTGTTTGGAATCTCTGCACGAAATCTAAAATTATCTATCATGTCTTCAAAAGAAAGTTTCTTATGATTGTCTCTGAAAGCATCATATTTTTCTTTTAATGGTTTTAAATGATGTTTATTGTAAGGCTCGTAAGACTGTGTGTTACATACTTGCCAATATTGATCAAAAGTCATTTCCTTACCATGTGCATGAGAGGAGAAAGTGTACAAAGGATGTTTATCCCACTTACCTTTATTCCAATTTTTCATTGCTATATTTTCATCACAAAATTTTTTGTGCTCTGCTTGTTCATATTTTTGTAGAGGTAAATACTCCGCTCTAAAGTAAGAGTGAATCGTACATATTTGATCTTCAAGTTTTGTATCAGGAACGTCTTTTATTTGTGGTAAATTTTTAACAGCTTTTACAATTTCTTCTGCTGCGGTGTTGGTATGAGATAAAACAACTATTCTATCCCATTCATATCCAGCTTTTAAAAATTCTGCGTATTTATCTTTTAACCATATATGAGTTTTTCCTGTGCCGGGTGGACCTGGTACAAATT